AGCAAGTTCACCTTCAACACATACCATTTCAAGATAATCTTCAAATCGTAATCTAGTTTCAGATTCTGCTTTTAAGTACCATAAATAACCCGTAGTTCCATCTTCTGTAGCAACTTCAACCCAACCAATTTGAGCCATATCTGAACCATTTATTGTATAAACGTTTCGGATAATAACTGGTGAGTTATTAAATTGCGTAAAGTTTGGAGTTATGCTTATTTGTGGTTGCGTAGCAGTGTTACCTGTAATTGCACCAGTTCCTGCATTTGATGTAGCTGCACCTTTTATAAATTCTGAACCAAAGACAAATATTTTTACACTAGCACCTAAACTAGCAAAATCTGTAGCTGTATAAGGAGCTGCAGTAATTGCACCTGTCGCGGTATTAGATGTAAGCACAACTGCTTTTAATTCATTTCCAGCATCATCCATCGCTACGATAGTTTGACCTGGACTTATTACATTTATTACACTACCTGCAACTAAAGTTATTGTTAATGTATCACAGTTACCTGGACAACCATTTGCAACATCTGTATATGCAACATGTAATCTATTTTGCTCTGACCAAATAACCTGATCTGAAGTTAAAGGCATTTCAGCACCTACCATACGTAAGAAACCAGATAGAGTTCTATTTCCATATCTCTCTACTTCTTGTTCATAAATTTCTGGTAGATATTGCTGAGCAAAATCATTATTCCCATCTACAAAAGATAGGTAATTACTCGCTAGTACCTGCTGTTTAGGAGATGGTACTATTGAGCCAAATTGTGGAGTTAAACTTCCCATAATTGATATTTATTTTTAATTAAACGTTTTCTTTTTTATTCTCAGTTTTGAAGAATCAAGTCCACTAATTGCTTTTACTTTTAATCCACCTACAAATAATTCTCCTGAAGCAGTTTTTCGTGGTTCAGTATTTATATTTTTAGATTTAGCTAACTGCTCTTTAATAGCATCGGTTTTACCTTGCTCGTAAAAATGATTAGCAATTGTATCAGCATTTCGTGCAGCAAATAAAGCTTTATGATAACCCTTAGCATCATTAACATCTCCTTTATCGTTTAAGAACGTCTTAATAAAAGTTGATATATTACTTTGAGCTTGGGCTACTGATGAAGGATCTTTTACTCCGTATCTAAATTTTTTATCTCCTAATTTAAAATCAAAACCTTTGAATTCTTCGTTGAGAAGGTTGTTGGTTTCAGATACAAATCTTTCATGACTAGCTGTACGCGTTTTTTGATCTTCGTTATAGCGATTGAAAAAATCCATTGCTTTTTTTTGTTCTTGAGTTACTCCGGGTCTCAACTTGATTTCGTCGTAATATTTATTTTTAAGACTTTCTAAAAAGTTTTTGGCTTTTGCTATCTCTTCTTTGTGAGCGAGTTTTTTCTTTTTTATATCTCGCTCTTCATCCACCTCTTCATCATACTTAAAAGTATCTTCTATAATAAAGTTCCTTTCTTCAGCATTCAAATGAGGTTTAGACTGTTTATAGTATTCATGTAATAATAACTCATCATTAACATTGCTATAATCAGCATTTAATCGAGCATAATCTTGAACGGTTCCACCCGTTTCTTCCATGAATTCTACTAATTTTTCTATGTTTTCAGGAAGTTTTTGTGTTTCTCCTTCCTGTTGTATTTCTTCTTGTTTCTGTGAGGTAGTGGTAGTTTTAGAGCTTCCATCCACTCCTTCCGTGTTAGTACTATCTTCTTCATCAGTTATTTCTTGTATAGGTGAATCAGATTCTACTTTTTCGTCGGTTTCCCGTATTTCTTTAACCACTGTTTCGCTGTCTCCACTGTCTTTTTGTTCTTCGACAGGAGCATCGCCCACATTTGTCTCTGGTGTAGGAACGGCATCTTTGTCTTCTTTTTTAGGTTTTGTTAAATCTACTTTAATTAAATCAGGTACTTTATTTTCTCCTAATTGTTTAGGTTTTGTAACCTTTTTTACTTTAAAACTTCCTTCTTCTTTAGGAGGTTCTTTTAGTGCGCTTTCTGCAGCGGTTTTAGATTCTTCTACTTTTTCTAATACTTTTTCTTTTATTTTTTCTTCTTTTTTTGCCATAATATAATAATATAAAATTAATAATAAATTTTTATCTTGGAGTAAACTGTTCTAGTCCAAAACCACCTAAACCATCATTACCTGCACTTTCAAAATTTTTAGGTAATAAATCATTTTGTCTTTGGTTAATTAACTCACTTTCTTGAGTTCCTTGCATCTTGATACGATTATCTTTTCTATCTTCTATTTCCCCTTCTTTTTGTAACTGTGTTTTAGATCGCATTTCTTCTAATTCTATGTTATATCTAAACTCTTCAGCCATTAATTGTTTTTTAATTAATGCTTCTTGTTCCATACGTTGAATTTCAAACTGCGATTTTGCTTGTTCTATTTGGACTTCTGTATCTGCTAAAGCTTGATTTTTTTGAACTTCAGCCATAGCTGCTTTTTCTGCAGATTCTGCATTTGCTTGAGCTTGAGCTTGAATATTTTCTAATTGTTGAGCTCGTTCTCTTTCTTGTTTTTCTTTTTGTCTTAATTTAAGCATTTGATTAGCTAATTTAAGATTTCTTATCTCTCTAATATCTATTGCATCTTCTAAACCAATATTTCCCGCTTGTAAAGCTATTTGAATATTTTGTTCTAAATTAGCTTGTTCTTCTTCATCAGGTTCTAATTCTAAAAATATCCCAAAATCATGCATTGAAAGTTTACCAATTTCTTCTAACGTAGCTGTGTTAAATCCATTAATGCTACTTATTAAAGATTGTTTAGTAGTTGGGAATTGCAGCATATCTGCAACTCTTAAGCTAATATTTTCACAAACGCGTACAGTTAAATACATTAAAGATTGTAACACATGTCTTGTTGCTGTATTAGAATTTGCCGCTGCTAATTTTTGTAAACCTACTAGAGAGTCTTTTGCTGGAGCACTACCATCTCTAGCTTCATTAAGACCAGTGACATCTCTTATCATTTGTAAGTAATATTGATAAGTTTGAATCATTGATTGAATTTTAGACATTCCAGAAGAAGTTTGTAATTCTTGTACTGGAATTTTACCTCTGTTTAATTCTCCATCTTGGGTTAAAGATCTCCCTACAATACTACCTGTTTGAAAATACATATTTAAAGCTTCTGCTGGATTGTAGTTAGTTCCATTCCCTAAATCTACTTCTGCTAAACCATCAACATCTAAATAAACTCCATCAGGTACTAATTTAGATAAAACTTGTTGTAATTTTAAATGTGTTAATTGAATTATATCAGCAAAACCAATAGTCTTTTCCACTATTGAATTAATACGGCCTTGATACATTCTAGGTGCGGTAATTACATAATTCATATTCACTTTAGTAGTATCACCATAAGGCCTAGTCATGTTTTCACTTAATTCCCATTTTAATAAATTATTACCTAATCCTAAAACTTTAGCCCCACAATATAAAACCTCAATAGATCTAGATATTCTTTCAAAATTATCATTTGGAGGAGGATTAAAAGTATCGGGTTTTTCTAAAGCTTTTTCTAAACCCTGTTCTGTTTGTTTTATTTTAAAAACTTGATCTTGATAAGTTTTATATTCAAAAAACAACACTTGTACTTGATCTTGAGTTTCTTGTCCCCACCACGTATTTTCTACGTAAGAATTTCTTCCAGGATATTTTTGTATTTCTTCTAATTCACTGTCTGTTAAATAAGGAAATTGTCTTTTTACTTCAGATAAAGACATATTTTTTATTTCACCTACATAATATATATCTTCGAAATTAGGATCATCTGTATAAGAATAAACTATATTAGCCGGATTAACATAATCAACTGTAACGCCTTCTGATAAATTAAAATTAGTTTTAACACAACCAATGCCTAAAACTGTAAGATCATAAGCTAGTTGTTTTTTAATTTCATCATATTTATTGTAATCTAAAATATTATTTATAACTTCTTCTTCCGCTATCTCAACACTTTGTTTAAAGTTTAATTGTAAATAAAGATCTAATTCTTCTGTAGTTCCGGGTAAATCATCTGGATTAGCTGAAGCATATAAATTACTATTTGGTCCTAGTTGTGCCTGTAATCCTTCAATCATTTCTTTATTCTCTATATCTCTTATAGCATTTTGGGCAAATTCAGTTTTATTTTTTATAGCAAAGGGATCTTGCGCAAAAGATTTAATTTCATATCCCTTTTGTGTCATTCCATTAACTACAATATCTACGAATTTAGATAAAATTGGAACAGGTTTCCAATCTAAATTAAGATATGATAAATCACCATTTATAGCTAATTCATCTTTATATTTTTGAACTGGTTGCTCTCCTCTTGCATATAATCTTAATCTATTAAAATTTTGAAAATTGTTAATAAATCTATTTTGTCCACTAGAATTTCTAAACCACTCATGCTCAATAGCTTGAGCTACTTGTAATCCATACTGTCTAGATTTTTTCTCTTCTTCAGGTACCACCTGATCAGGGAAAGAACTATTATAGTTAATCTTAACCATCTAATTTAGTATTTTTGAATTTACTCCTTTATTATTATACTTTTTAAAATTTAAAGGTACATTTGTTACTTTTCTTTCAGCAATTGGTCTATATTTATTTTTGTTACAAGCCATGATTGCAAGGCCAGAACTTATAGAAGCATCATGTAAAGTTCTATTATTAATATTAAATTTTGCCCAGTCTTCTAGAGTTTTTTGAAAATACATATCTCCATAATTTTCTCCATTATATCCTATAAAATTCTCAATATAATCTTCTATTGCTGCGGCATGAGCTTGTTTTATATCTTCACTGGAATTAGGTATTCCACCTATTTCTCGTTCAGTTACAGATAATTTATTATATATTTTATCTGGTCTATTCATTGAATAGCCTCTATAACCTCTTCTTTTAAGATAATATAATAATCGTGGTTTATTGTTTTCTGCTAATATAGGCATTCCATAAAAAACCAACGCCATTAAAACTTCTTCAAAAAATATTTCAGCAGTTTGGGGTCTAGCTATATATTCTAAAAAAAATGTATTAGGAGGAACATCCTCCATTGTAAATTTTGTAAGACCATGAAGAGATCCTTTAGAACCACGTCCATCTACTGTACCTGAGATATCATAAGGATCACATCCAAAAGCGCCACAATCTTGGTTTGCAGGGTATTTAATTCCATTTTTTATTAAATATCTATTTTGTAAATTAAAAGGAGGAACCCATGATATAAAAAATCTTCCATTATTATTAGGAACAAATAATACTCTAGTATCTTTAATCCCACTTTCCCATTGAAAATTACCTTGAGTAACGATATTTGTATTCCTTAAATCCTCATTATAATCAATTTGTTCGTAAATTTTTGTTAAATTAAATAAAGATTCTTTAGCTTCATCTCTAAAAGCGTGCTTTTCAGTTCTCGGGAATTGACGATAAAATTCATTTAAACTATCTTGATCTTCTTTTAATCCTTCAACTTCATTTTCCCAATGGGAAATAACCCCGATTTCAATTTGAGATCCATCAATCCCACGGACTGCTTTTTGCGGAGTTTCAAAGACAGGTATTCCATAAGCATCAAGGTATCCTTCGTAGTTCCATTCCATAGGTATGAACAGATTATATAATCCTGAATTAGTCTGTCCGTTGCGGTTTCTTTTTGTAACATCTGATGCATCATATAATTTTTTAAAATTATTTCCTCCTTTATCTAAAGCATTTGAAGTAGAACCCATCATACATTTTCCAACTATTCTACTTCCTAACCTTAATGTGGTTTTTGTGACCCTCCAGTTGTTGAGGATGTTGTCGGGCCTCTCCCATTTCCCCGATTCATCGTGGGCGAGAAGTTGTAATTTCTCTCCATCGTACGAGTTGTCCCCGGTATTCTTCCAGTCGATCGTTGTGTCCAATCCTTGTAT